TTTTCGTAGGACATACTGAATCCAATCATATGTCCGTCTCTTGGATACAGTCCTGTTGTTTCCGAGTCTAATGCTATAAACTTATTTTCATGCTTTAATGCTTTTTCTAAAAATTCATATAAATCTTCTACATTATCAATACCTATAGCATTTTCTTCAGTTACTTTTACTACTTTCAAATCTCCCTTAATAAATTTAATTATATTACTTTTACTTTCGTCCCATAAAGGTTGCGCCTCAGGTTTAAAAGAAAGCATAGCAGGGTTAATAACAGGCAGAAATTTGTCATCTATAACCCTGCCGCTGTACTCTGTAACAGAAGTTGCTTTTGTATACATTTTCAGCGCTTCGGATCCAACTAGAATAACCCAGTCGTATTCATCTATGTTAATATCTATATCAACATCTGCTTTTAAAACTTTTTTCTTGCTTTTGTCTGAACATAAAGCATACCTATCGAACTCAAAGGCTCGCTCAAACCTATCTTCATAGTTTGTTACGCTTGGTTTTGTTTCAATAAGTGCAATTTTCATTTATATATTATATCAAATTTTAAGTGCCATGTCAAGAACTATATAACCTCTCCCTTCTAAAATGGGACTTCGTAAAAGTCGTACCCATAATTAATATCCTTAAAGAAACTTGGTATTGTCCACCAATCGTCGTTTCCACCGTCTTGTCCTCCTTGTTGAGGGGTTATTAGTCCTTGCTTAATAAAATCTTCCACTTGTTTCCTACTAAGCCAGACAATATTGACTTCCTGTGGGTTATCTCTCCAACCTCTACGAACATGGCCAAGCTCTTCTTCAGGGTTTATTCCAATAAGAACAATATAGTCCCAATCTTTGTGCATACCTATATGTTGCCACTTAAAATTGTCGTGCTTTATTATTCCCTTTTGTTTATTAGCAAAACTAGTCTTGACTTCTATCTTATTTCCATTGAAACATAAGTCATAAGCCATACTAGCTCCTCCTGTGTGATCGTTTTCATACTTAAAAGTCAACATATACTCTATGAACTTCTCGCCTGTAATACCTTTTGCCTTATTACCTTGCTTCTGCCAATAATTATATCTACTTAAAAGCCACTTATCTGCGACTTCCTCACCATTTAGCTGATCTAAAAATTCATCTACTCTATCTGAGCAAAATCTGCGCCATTGATCGCCTATTCTTTTTCCGCCTTCCCAGCCGTCTACTTGCCAATCCCCTATTATTTGTTGTTCCATTTTTTTATCCTCTCCTCTGCTACATCAAAATAAGTTTCATCTAATTCTATACCTATAAAACTTCTATTACACTCTAAAGCTGCTATAGCTGTAGTTCCCGATCCTATTGTCATATCTAAGACTATATCTTCTTCATTGGTATAAGTTTCAATTAAATACTTAAACATAGGTACAGGCTTTTGTGTAGGGTGAAGTCCCGTTCTTTCTTGTGCCCACTTTTGTACTGTTTTAGGATATCTAGTACCTTTATTCTCTTTATGCATAGATTTTAAACTTCCTTGTGTTTCTCCAAGTGTTTGACCACCTTTTGCTTCATAAGCTTTAATAGGTGCTCCTTCTGTCATTTGGGGGTTATATGAAGGAGCTTTTCTATAAAAAACTAATATGTTTTCATGATTTTTTAAGGGCATAACCTTTGCATTAAGTGGGTTAGTTCCTTGAGGTTTTTCCCATACCCATTCGTACTTTAAATTTTTTATATTACTCATTCCAAGTGAAGAAGTAAAAGGCTGAGCTGCAGTAAATACCATGGCCGCCCTTTCTTTACAAACTTTATTTAAAAGTTTCCACATTTTTTCTAAGTCAATGGGAGTGTCCCACCTAAGCTTAGTTGTTCCATAGGGTAGGTCACATAGAACCATGTCTACACAATTTGCTGGAAAAGTCTCCATTATCTCTAAACAATCTCCTAAGAATAATTGGTTTATCAAATCTTCTTTTTTATCTTCAATTATATTTTTACTCATATAATCTCTCCTTTAAATTAATTACTTTACTTTCAGCTAGCGCGCCGGGATCGATATGGTCACCTAAGTTCACATTTCTACTTATTAATCCCAGTCTTTCGGCTAACCCTTTTATATTTTCAGCAGCTTTTTGGCCTGCTTCATCACCATCAAATACTATATCTACTCCGTCAATATTTTGCATTTTCAAAATAGCGAGTTTATCTTCATCTACATTGTTTGTTCCGAAACAACAAACTGCATTAGATAAGCCCTTGTCGAAAAGATTTATCATATCAAAAATCCCTTCGACAAGAATTACCTTGCCTTTTATAGGTTTTACACTAGAGGGATAAAGTGGTAGTACGGCTTGGGGAGGATATATTAAGTACTTTGGCGTCTCCGTCATAGTCATATGTCTACCGTTAAAAGCTACCACTTTCCCTGTAATGTCACGAATAGGAAAAACAATTCTTCCGTTAAAACTCCTATCGTGGTGTAAGAATGCATCAAACTCTTTATAAGTTTCAGGTTTAATACCTCTCCAATTTCCAACATAAGGAGTAAATCCTTTTGGAAATTCAAGTCCTATACTTGATGCTCTAGTTTCTTCAATTCTTTCTTTTAATTTTTGTCTTTTTATTTCTAAGTAGTTAGCTGCTGCTCCAAAGTGCTTAAACAAGTTTCCCCTGAAACCACAAGAAAAGCAATGAAAAATTCCTGTTATATTGTCAATTCTCATACTAGGGTTAGTATCTTCATGCTCTGGATTAAGACATTTTACTAAATAATCCCTTCCAGATACTTTAAAATCTAACCGTTTTTCTTGTAATAGTTCTTCTACTCTCATATTATAGTAATTAATATAGCTATAACAAATATAATGCCCATTATTGGTATTAATGCTTCATTCATTATCGTGTTCCCATTTTAAGTTTTCGCCTAAGTCCTCGTAATCAGTCATCTTTCTTCCTTGCCCATCAACTTCATGGTCATAGTACAGGCTTTTAAATACCAATTCTTGAAGTTGGAACCAGATGGCTATTGCTTTTTTCCTAAAATCCTCGTCTGCCCATAGATAAAATACATTATGATAATCTGCTAAAAATCTATATACCTCTATCTCTATATTATAAGTTGGATCTAGGTTATCTTTTATATGTGCTACTGCACGAATCCTCTGACTCCCTGCCAAAGGATACCAATTAGTCATAGTTAAAATTGGATTTTTCATTCCCTCTTTTTGTATACTCTTTACTAGAGGTTCATTAAGAGGTACATTTCTTATATTTTCTGTTACAGTTTCTTGTCCTAAAATAAAATTAGTACTCACCTTTCTTATTTCAAAAGGTGGTTGTGCTACTAAATTAGCAGACTTTTTACCTATTCTATCACTTACCATGAGTAGCTCTCCATCTTAAGAATTTATCAACTAAATTTCTGGGTTCTTCTGCATATATTGTCCAGCTTTTTCCGCCTTCCCAATTTTCTTGAATATGTACATCTCCGTTAAAAAAAGCAGTTTCAATAATTCCATTACTACCATGTATATATTTTACACCTCTACCCCATTCTTCTGCGTCTTGCTTAAGTCTAACTTCTTCTACTTTATCACTATACTGCGTCATGTATTTCTTCTCCCGATGCTACTGCATCTTTAATTTTTGCTCTATCTTTTGGGTTCATTGTTGACTGAGGGCCTATTTTAAGTGTTTCCCAATCCATAACACTTGTGAATCCTTCCATTTTTGCACTACGCATTTTTGTACAATTAAATGTAATACATTCATCTTCTGGAGCCCAAGTCTCTATAGTGAATGCCGCATCTGCTGCGTCTAAAATACCTTTTGCAAATCTTGCCTCTCCTGTATTATCAGTTTGATAAGGAGAGAACACAGGAACTTCATATTCCTGTGCCATACTTTTCAAAGTTTTACTAACTTCAATTTGTTCTGTCCAATCATATTGACCAGAACGAGAGGGTGCGTTGTGGCGCTTTACTTGGTTTATATAATCTACTATAATAACCCCAACATCTGTTTGGTTAATTTTGCTTTCAAGTTCCTTACGGATTCTTGATAAACTTAATTGCGGATCATACACCACATCTAGCTGACGGTCTCGAGTAAGTTTTTTCTTCGTGAGAGTTTTGTGAAATTCATCAAAATCTCTATCTTCATAGAAATTAGGCAAATCTTCTTGTCCATCTTCAAATCTTGATGCCCACCACTCTGCTACTCTATTCCATTCAACATCAGTAAGATTTCGAGTGGATAGTCTACCTACTGGTACTCTAGCTCCTAGTGCACACATTCTTTGTAGTATGGAACGGCTGTCCATTTCTATCGTAAAATAGATAGAACTTCTGCCTTGATTATATACATTACTTGCTATATTTACACAAGTTAATGTTTTACCTGCTCCTCTACGACCTCCCACAAGCACCAAATCTCTGGGGGAGAATTTCATTGATTGGTCATAATCATCATTAAGACCAAGTGGTAAGTATTTTTTCAAATTCTTATCAGAATCGAATAAATTAATACTTTTCATATCTTCTTCAGGTGGTTTTAAATCCACTCTATCTGCAACATCTAAAACTATTTGTTGCAACGACTCCACATTTTCTTCAGCAGCTGATATAGCTACTGTTCTTTCTATAAATTTATCTAATTCATCTAGAATTTCTACTTGTGTGTATTCATTTTTTAAATACTCTAATAAAATCCATGCGTCTACATCAACCTCAACGGCTTCTATAGCAAAGACTTTTTCTTGTAGTTTTCTATCACGAATAGATAGTTTTAAATCTTCAAATGTGGGTAGTTGATTAAAATTTTTCAGATGTGTACTAATGAGTCTATGTAAAGACTGATATTCTGCAGGCAAATAGTTCTCCCTTAGGTTGCCCCAAGTATCAAAATCTTCCTGTGTAATAATTTGCTTTAATAAAGCTGAAGTTAGGTTCAATCGTTATCCTCCCAGATAAGAAAGGCAGAAGAACATCTGTTCCTCTGCCTTAATGTTAATGAAATTTAGCTAGAAGCTTTTTCTTTTCTAGCAGCGCCATCGTAATCAGCACAAGTTAAACCTCTTCTGGTTAACATTGTTTTAACGCCTCTTACGGTTTTACCGATTTCATCTGCGATCTCTTCAACAGTTAAGTCTCCGATTTCACCGTTTAATTCAGACAAAGGGTCGGCTTTACTTGAGCCTTTTGTAACCTTTTGTCTAGGTATAGCGCCGATGTCGCCAGACCTGAGTAAGCTAAGAGCCTTTCCTCTAATTGAATTAACAGTTTTACCAAGAGCATCTGCGATTTCTTCTACAAATGCTCCGTCATTTACCATTGAGGTAAATGTGGCTTCTTCTTCGGGAGAGTAAGTTCTGACTGATTCAGGCTTCTCAGCTGGTTTAACATGGGAAGTTAATTCCATTGAAAGAATTTTCCCTTGTATTGACTTAGCAGAGAATTGTCCGCCTTCGAATGAAGACGCAATGTCTGCGTAAGTGTACTGACCGCTGTTGTCAGTAACGAATTGTGATAGAGTAGCTTCTTGCTCATCAGAAAAAGTTCTGTGAGATACTGAAGATGCTAGCTCTACATCGAATCCCATTTTTCTCAATTTGCTAGATACACTTCTTGTAGAAGTTTCTAGGTGCTCAGCAGCTGATGCTACTGTAGCTTGAGAGATTGGGCTTTCTGAACCCACGAAGTCTGTAAGACTTTGAGTTCTTTCATCTGTCCATTTTGGTAATGCCATTTGTTTCTCCGTAATTTATAATTGTTTTAGGTTTGTTATTATTTGAACACCCCGTTCTCGGGCTGCTTGTGTTTTTGCGGATTCGATCCCGCTTTCGTTTACTAAGATTGTTACATCTTTTGTTAAACTATTTTTGACAAGGTAGCCCTTTTTTTCTAATACTTGTTTTGCGGCTGCCTTAGTTTTATAGCTTTTAAGTTTTCCTGTTATACAGACAATACCTTTTGTTTGTTCTGTTTGTTTCTGAACTGTAGTTTTCCAACTAAAAGGTAATCTATCATACCCGTCTGTCCATTCTTCGTAAAACCAATCTAGTAAGTTCTCTCTTGCTTTTGGGCCTAGTCCTGCTTCCCTACATACTTTCTCGTTCAAATCTAAAAGCGATTTAACCTTTTCACATACTTTTTGAGAAGCCGTAGTTCCAATTAGCTTTATTGAAAATGCTGGTAGTAGGTCTACTAAGTCAACTTTCTTACTAGCATTTATTTCTCTATGCAGTTTAACTGCAAGTTTCTCGGATTGAAGTGCGTCTATCATCATTTCAAGAGGCAATTCATATAGGTCGAAGAATGTTTGTATCTTCAATTTCTCTACAGTTTTAGGGCCGAGTCCCTTTATTTTGAGTGTTTTTGCAAAATGCTCAATCTTTTTTGTCGTTTTACCACTACAATTAGGGTTGTAACAAAAGAGTTGGTCTTTTTTCGGCTTTAAAATTGTCAAACATGAAGGACAATTTGTAGGCGGGATTATTTGTTGCAATTCTTTTCTCATTTATATATATTATATCAAATTTCAGTTGCCATGTCAAGAACTATTTTTCGGGAAGTCCGAGAGAATCAACGAATCAATTTTGAAACACTCTGTATGACCTCCAAACTTAATTTTTGGCTGGTACTTATCATCTTGATAAATTTCATGTAGGTACTGTTCTTGTATCCACACATGATAAAGGGTATCAGTCCAAGTTCTTTGAATACGGATATCGTATCCTTTAAAACCTCTGCTACGCTTTACAATATGTCTCCAGTCCTTCCCTGAAGCGATTCCTACTTTGATACACTCTCGTTCAAATGTTTTTCTGTTTACTAGGACAATTCCGTATAAGACACCCTCTTTTTCCATCTCTACGGGGTGATTACGAAAATATGTTTCGTTATATACACCTGCCACTATGCATAGTATCCCATGAGGAATCCTATGAATAGTACTAAAAATGTATATGCTATTAACTGATATGTGTTCATTCTTTTCTTTATTAAATTTTTAAATAAAATCTGCCTTCCTATCATAATGTGTGGCCCTTGCATTATAATTCTACTCTTTCAAACCACATTTCAAATTCATTCTGCACCCATTCTCTGGGGTCGTAATCAAGTTTATCTGCAATTTCTTCGTTAGATTCCCAATCATCTGGTAATTCTTCTATCCCTAATTCATCTCTTAAGGGTTGGAGTATCTCTCCATCATCAAGCTCTTCATATTCGCCTCTTCCATCTGCCACTCCGACAAAACACCAACCTTCATCTTCATAAGTCATTCTTATATCAACTTCTCCATAACCTTCTAGGTAATTTTGTAAGTTTTCTATTAGTGTAATAGGGGGTGACCAAGCAGAATACCCTGAAAAGAAAAGACTATCATGGTCTACATAATCAATATTACACCACTTAGCTCCTACATTATCTACATAATAGTCGTAGGAATTTTCTAGCCAGTCGTCCTTGTCATATTCACCTCTCGGCATAAATGCAAGTTTATCAATATCTATTAGTTCTTCTACTTTATAAGTTTCATCACTATTAAATAGCTGTCTTTCATATTCTTCCATTACCATTACATTTTTAAAAGCTACTTCTACATTTGGGCTTTTTGTGCTAACCTCTATATTAAAATATACATGATTTGCCATTAATCTACTCTCCTTACTATTCTGGGGATAATTTCCCCACTTCTTATTACTTCTACTTGACAACCAATTTCTAAGCCTAAGTCTTTAATAAATTTTATATTATGTAAAGTTGCTCTACTTATTTTCGCGTCATCAATCTCTACTGGTTTTAGAATAGCTACTGGAGCAACTACTCCTGATTTTCCCACAGTCCATTTAACATGTACTAGAGTTGTTATAACTCCTTTCTGTATTCGTTTAAGAGCATATGCTCCTCTGGGGTGGTGTGAAGTATGTCCAAATACATCAAAATCTTGGTAACTATCTATTCTAAATACTAAGCCATCTTGTGGATACTCATTCCAATCTGAATCTAGTACTGTGCTAAATCCCATTGAGGTTTTTAGCACAGACATAGACTCTGAAAAACTTTCTGCTAAGTAAGGCTCAGCGTTGTATGAAATAAAGTGAAGGTCTCTAGTTTGAAACTCTTCCTCATCTTTCAAATTAAGCGCTCCGGCAGCATAGTTTCTTGAGTTCTTAATAGTTTTTGGAGCAACTATTTCCCCAGTTACTTGTAGTAGTTTTGGTACTGGAAAAGTAACTCTGTTTGGTACTAAGTGTTTTACTAAATGTGTAACATCTAGTCCTTTCTTGCCATCTCCTCTTGTTAAAACTTTATGTAACTCCCCCTCTAAATAAGTTAAAGCCACCGCTGCACCGTCCATTTTAGGACTAACCACGACTGGTTTTTTATATGATTGAAAGGGGTTTTTATCATAATGTTCATTATCAAAAATTTTCTGTAATGAATACATACGATATGTGTGGGGAAATCTGCCATCAGCACTTCCGACTTCTTCAAAGTTAGATAACTCTGCAAGTCTATCAAATTCTTCATCTGACATAAATGGTTTACCATTGTAATATGCCATTGCTGCTCGCCTTAATAGTGCTTTTACATTTTCCATTGTTATATTATAACAAATTTGAAATGTAAAGTCAAGAAATAAATTCAGGTAAGGTAAATTTTATCTAAAATATCTTTAAAGTGAGTTTCTAAGATATTCTTACTTTCTGCTAGGGATAAAATTTCTACTAATCCCTCAAATAATGCTTTGGAGTTTTCAAAATCGATAGGCATAGCTACGCCGTCCTTCGTAGGTTTAAAATCTCCATCAAAGTCTAAGTAGTATTTTCTAAGATGTAAATACTCTGTATCTCGAAATTCATTTATAGTTAATCTAACCTGCTCTGTACCCTCAGCATTTTCATGAATTAACTTTGTATATACTTCTGGGGCTTCGTATATCTTCATTTGTTCTTTAGTATTGAACTTAAAGGAACAATACTTGTAACATCTTTAGGTTTTAATAACCTATACGAATCGGTATCCCAACAAAATAAAAGAACTGTATCATTAGCCTCTCTGGCTCTATTCTTTTTATTTTGAATATATCTATTGTCAAAGTCTAGGGTACAGACATTATATTTAATTTTTCGAGAATTTGTACTTCTGTATGTAATAACTGCGTCACCACAGTTTTCAACTGAGTTTTTGAACTCGTCTTTTTTCACTAATATACTCCATTACTATTAAGAAAACTCTTTCTTCTTAGTAACGGTAGTATAATTAGTTATTTATAGTGTTGATAACACCTGCAAAATAAACAGCAGCTTTACCAGTCAATTTATCAATGATGTCATCATCAATATCTTGTCCAGCATCACTCAAAGCATCTTTTAAAGTTTGCTGTGAGTCTGCTTTGCTTACTCTACCTCCGCCACCACTTGATTTAGCGGAACTAGTTGCAGGAGCTTTTTTCACATATACACCAGCTTTTGTTAAAATCATTCTAACCCCGTTAGGACTTTCTCCTAAAGTGTCAGCTATATCTTTAACAATCTCCATACTTGTTTCTGGAGTTGGATCTTCGCTTGTGTACAGCTCAACGGCTTCGGCTTTGCTTTCATCAGTCCATGCCATTTTTCTTCTCCTTGTTTGTTGTTGAAAATAAAATCTATCACTCATATTATACTAAATTTTGAGTGCTGAGTCAAGAACTATTTTTTGGAGTTAAATTCAGCTTCTATTTCAGTAATAAATTGATTACATTGGTCAATTTTATCTTGAGTTAGAGGTTGTCCGAAATTCATCTTTAAATAAGTTCTTAACCCATTTAGTTTGTTCTTTACTTGTTCTTTAGAATGTATCATTATTCTAGGTCGTTTTCGACATACTCAAGTTTTTCTTGAGCGTGTGCTGCTTTTTCTATTTCAGAATCTATTGCAGCTAGTATATCTGGGTGTTCTCCAATACCTACAGGCTTTCTCATATATACTTCTATATTTGCATTAGCCCTAGCTATTTCACCTTGATAGCCCATTATAAGGGCGTCTTTTATTTGGTCTCTCATTTTTCTTCCTTTGTTACTGTGTTTACATATGCTATACAGAAATTCCTTCGAGCTCTATTACTTACTACTATATGAGGTATGAATGGTACTAATGGTATCATACAAAATATATAAGTAAGAAAAGCCAGATTTCTGTACTTTATCATTAAATTTTCTGGCTGTTTCTTTTCTATCATATACATACTAATAGACCATGTACGAAAAATCATCATAATCCAAGTACTGACATATGCAGAAACTATGACTGTCCATAGTCCCATAACTTCTCCTTTATTAGAGTTTAACGCCGTATTCCTCTAAATGCTTTAAACTTCCTAAGTCGTAGGCTAATTGATGTGCGTTGAATCCTCCTGTCATATAACCAAAATGGTCACTCCATTCAGTATCTCCTTCAATTACCCAAATACTATATAAACTACAGCCATATTTTTCTTCATAGTTTACATACTGAATACCTGCATTTGCATTTTGGTACTCCTTAGTATATTCTTTTTTAATTATAGCTGGAGCGTGATAACTTGCTGACCAAACTTTTTCTCCTTCTTCAAAATATTCACTTACACATTCATCTGGTAAGTAGGCTGGGCCTTTTCGTTTTGTTTTAGGTAGTTTTTCTGGTACTCCTACTCTGTCTAATATGTTCTTAACAAAAGTAGTGCTTCTAAATAATCTTTTTGATATATCCGATACTGTTTCACCATTTAAATAAGATTCAATAGCTTCTTTAATCTCTAAAGTTGTGGCTTTCTTGCCTCTATTTTGAGATTTTCTTACTTCTCGAAAAGATACTGTTTCATTAAATTCGTCTAATATTCTACCCAATCTTGTAGTATTATAACTTATATTTAGCATTTCACAGGCTTCCTTTTTTGTTATCGGATTATCTTGATTAAGTAATGCTGATACTCTAGTAAGGTTTGCCTCGTCTAGTTTCTCTCCTGCTTTCTTTCTTATTCCTCTAGTTGCCATTAGTCTGCATCATAATTAATTTGTCTGTCGTATTCTATATCTTCTTCTTTTGCTTTTATTCGTTGTCCAATTAAAATAATTGCATAATGAATTATCTTAAATAGGTCTTTTTCATCATAACCATTTTTCTTTCCATATCTTTGTGCATACTTCATAATGTTTCCTATACAGAAACCTTCTCCATGTTGTGCGTCAAAGATAACTTCAGTTGCTTGAAACTTACCTGAGCCATAGTGCTTTTCATATGTTGCATCTATGTACTCTTTTAAAGATTCTAATACCTTATCTTCTTTAAATTCGTAGTTCATTTTTTTCGTTTTTAAATTTAAAAATTCATAGTTCATTTTTTTCTATTTCTTAATTCTCGGTATCTTTCTGATAATGTATTGCTGATTTCAAAATACCAATCTGTCATCATTACCCATGATACTAGAAATAACCATGCCATAAGTGAGAATATATACTCAAATATGGTAAATGGAAATAAAAATATGTCTAAAAAATTCATATATCTCCTTCTGCTCTAATTTCACTTCTAACTACTTCAAAGCCATTAGGATACCTACTTTCCAATTTTTTGATATTTTCTTCCATTACTTGTTGAGGTGTGTACCCTAGTGCTGTGCAGCCTTGAACCCAATACCAAAGCACATCTCCAAGCTCGCGCATGAGATGAAATCTTGCTTCTTCGGTAAATTCTTTTCCTTGAAATACTATCTTCTTGATAACTTCGGAAAATTCTCCAGATTCGGCCTGCATGCCGATAGATGCTGTTAAGAGTTGTGAAAATTCTGCTTGAGTGTGTACATGCAACTCCATTAGTCTTTCTACTAACATAAGTGTGCTTAAACTTTCTAATGATGTTGTAGATTTTACAAATTTTCCGTATTCGTTTAATCTAGCTTGTTCGTCTGTTATCACAGAGCCTCCTAATGTAATTTATTATTGTTTTTCTTCCATTTGGCAAGCCAAATGTCCATTTGTTTTTCCGACCAATGTGGTGGAAAAGTTACTGTTAAATCGTCTCGTAATCTAAATTTAACTTTTTTCATTACTATATTATACTAAAAAATAAGTGCCGTGTCAAGAACTATTTTTAGTTGTGGTGTATAGGGGTAGTTATAAGGTTGTGGCGGCGAGTGAAATTGATGTAAGTGTGGATTTGGATATAATATTGGTAGTGCAACTAGTCCTAGTACTGCTGTTATTATAACTAACCATAGTATTTTCTCTTTCACTATGCCTTTAAAACCACTATCCTTTGCTATTAATCTTATCTTTTGCTGTTCCCGCGTAGAGTCCGAACCAAGCTGCGCCTGCTCCTACTACTATTGATATAAGTCCTGATTGTTCAAGACTAGGGTCTGGTAAATCCATAAACCACATAGTACAGTAATAGAGCAAAAACATATAAACACCTAAAAATGCTCTAGGGAATATTCTCCATGCGTCTATCATATTAGATAACCATATCCATTTTTGCCACGGATTATCAGGTTCTCTCTCGTTCTCCATTTCCATAATAGTTTGTTTTAACTCTCCTATTTCGGAAACCATTGCCATGAATTTGTTAAGGTCAATTTCGACCTCATTTCGGCTCATGTCACCTTGAAATTGTTCACTTGGCTGTGCCATGTTTTAACTCTCCCAATCTAAAGTGGTAGTTTCTTGATACCAAATTAGCCTCTTCCTCACTCATTCTGTAATATGCTATTAGAACTGCTACTGCTTGTGAGGGGTTGTATTCTTGTTCTAATAGTAGTGTTTTGTATAACTGACTCGGCTCGCCGTCGTCCATATATCTCCTGTTGTCTTAGCCACTAGCAACCTGTAGCATCTATATCGTCTAGATACTTATTACTAGAATCGCTTCTGTCGATAGGCTCAATTTCTGTACTATAAATTTTTGTTAATTTATATCCGAAATCGCCCTCTTGTAAGGCTTGTGGTAACCAATCTCTTACCGCCTTATCGGTAACATCAGCTTTAGCTGTTATTATTATTTTAAAATCTTGTTCTTTCATATAATTGTTGCGTCTACGGTTTGTTTTATTTTAAATTGCTTTACTAACCAACTTTCATAT